AACGAAGAAACCATCGAAGAGACCACTGAAGAGGTCGCCGAGGAAGAGCAATTCGAATTAAGTGAAGAGCTTGAACTTGAAGAAGATGAAGATGAAGACTTAGCAGAGAAGCTTGAAGTTGATACAGGCGCTGCTAAGCTTGGATGGTTCCCTCCTTCTGAGTCCGCAAGAGATTATGAACTAGAGTTGGCATTGGCTCGCGAAGAGTCTGACAAGGCCAAAGAAGAGCTTGAAGCCAAGAAGGCCGCTCTAGATATTTCAGAAACAAAGAATTTAAACATTTCAAAAGCATTAGTAACACTTCAAGAAAGAAATGAACAATATACAGATGTCATTATTGATCTTGAAGGAAAGATTAACGAATTGCTGTTAATCAACTCTAAGCTACTTTTTTCAAACCGTGTGTTGGAGAGTGTCTCCTTGAATGAGCGACAAAAAAATAATCTTGTCGAAGCTATATCCAAAGCACGTTCATCAGAAGAGGCAAAGACGATATTTGAGTCTCTCAAAAGCGTAGTGGGATCAATCGCACAAAAGCGAACTGAACCACAATCACTACGTGAGGCTGTTAGAATACCGTCAACTGGTAATGTCCCAGGCCGCAGAAATGAACCAAGCATAAATGACGACATTAAGTCACGCATGCAAAGACTCGCTGGAATCGGCGAGACTAACATTCAAGATTAAAAAATTTAAAAGGAGGTATTTTATACCATGTCTGTTCTTAATAAACTTACTGAGGGTATCGTACGTCACGATGTCCGCAAGGAGACACACGCCTTAGTCCGTAAGTGGGAGAAGACTGGCCTTCTCGAAGGTATCACTTCTCAACACAAACGCGACACTATGGTCCGTTTACTTGAAAACCAAGCGCGCTTGCTTTTGAAAGAGCAATCTTCTTTAGCCGCTGGCGATGTCGAAGGCTTCGCTGCTGTCGCTTTTCCACTTGTACGTCGCGTGTTCGCTGGCTTAATCGCTAACGATCTCGTTTCTGTCCAAGCTATGAATAACTCTGTCGGGTTGATTTTCTTCCTCGACTTCGTGTACTCTACTAATCTAGGAGAGTCTGGCACAACTACTGGTCGCATGGGTAATGCTGCCGATAAGTCCATTTACGGTACTGATCAAGTTGGTAGTGAAGTTACTGGTGGTGTTAACTTAGTTGGTTCAACCAACAAAGAAGATCTTTCTGGTCCTCGCACTACTGTTGGTTATGCTTATGGCTCACCAACTGGTTCAAACTATCAAGCAATCTCTCACGGTCTTGCTAATTCTGCAGTCACAGCTACTTTCAAGTTGGACGGCAGCGTCAGCGAAGCTTTGAAGAAATTAATTGACTACGATCCAGACCTTTTGGCTGTTACCGATTTGGGCTGCTTCATCATTGATGTTGCTGTTGGCGAGTTGGAAACTGCTGCAGGCAAATTAGATCTCGACTTAGACAATTTAGGTGCTGTTAATTTTAGCGTCACTTCTAACTTCTTAACAATGATCAATGATGATAGCCGTATTGGCACCATCGGCGATGTTGCTGAGATCAAGCAAATTCGTCGTTTAACTCAACGTGTTGCTGCTGCTGACGCGGGCACATCCGTAGAAGCTGTTCGTTTTGTCTTCACATGTTCTGACCAAAGCGATATCAGCACTGAAAACGCTACTGCTGAAGCTACAAGTGGAGCGACTATCGACATTAACTCTATCGAGTTTCCAATCATCGATGGTTTTACCGCTGGTGGTGGTCTCGGATCCCTCGTTGGCACAAGTTCTTGGAACTTGGAAGCTCAAGAAGAGATCCCAGAGATCGACATCAAAATCGACTCTATCGAAGTTCGCGCTCAAACCAAGAAGCTTAAAGCTAAGTGGACACAAGAGTTAGGGCAAGACCTTTCTGCATGGCACAATGTCGATGCTGAGGTTGAGTTGACTTCTGTTCTCGCTGAGCACGTTGCTTTAGAGATCGACCGTGAGATCCTTGCTGATCTTATCCGTGGCGCTACTGCCCAAACTATCTACTGGTCACGTTCCCCAGGATTGTTCGTTAATCGTACAACTGGTTCTGAGATCGGCGCTTCTGCTGCTGCTCCAGATTTCACTGGAACTGTTTCCGAGTGGTATCAAACTTTGATCGAGAGCATCAATGATGTTTCCGCTCAAATTCACCGTAAGACCCTTCGTGGTGGCGCAAACTTTGTCGTTTGTTCTCCAGAAGTTGCTAACATCCTTGAGTTCACAAGTGCTTTCCGCGCTTCTGTGACTGCTGATGCTGAGAGCGGTTACCTCGGTGTAGAGAAGATTGGCGCGTTGAATCGTAAGATGGACGTTATCGTCGACCCTTACTTCCCACGTCAAGTTGTTCTCGTTGGTCGTCGCGGCAAGGCTTTCTTAGAGTCTGGCTATGTGTACGCTCCTTACGTGCCACTACAAACCTTCCCAACCATTCCTCACCCAGAGGACTTCACCCCAAGAATGGGCGTGATGACTCGCTACGCTAAGAAAATGATCCGTCCTGATATGTACGGACTCGTTATCGTGCGTGGTCTCCTTGGTGAGTCTGGCGCTACTAGCTAATCGTTAGATCAAGTTAGTTAAGG